GAAATCAATCTGGATATCCTGGAGCACGCCGAACTGGCGCGGACCAATCCCGGACCCAGTCACGTCGGTGCGTTCGCCCCAGACCGCACCCGAGCCGAAGCTCAATTGCATGTCAGATACTCCCTTTCAAAAGCCGCTTAAGCATCTCCTTGGCGGCATGGGCGACATTCCAGGCCTGGGTATCGCGAGCGACTGCCGAGCCCGGGAAATGGTCCTGCCACCAACACTCGATCAGCTGGTCGATCGAAAGAACCCCGCCTCTCGCCGCGACAGGGCTTTGTTCGATCTCCTCTGGAAGAGGCGCGCTTCCTTCAGAATCTTCCACAGCCATCGGGATACTCCTACGAGCAGGGTTCAATACAGAGGCGAGAGAAACCACGATCTCGGGTGCTTCTCTCTGCCGTCACGAGGCGTCTTCGAGTCGCATGGTCAGACGCACAAGACCCCGACCGAGACGATCGCGTTCGCCTGATCGCCGAGCACGCCCTCGGCGGTTTCGACCTTGCCGGTGATGTAGGCGTGCTGCACGATCGCGGGCAATCCGAGGTTCTGAATGGCCGTCGCCGGCGACGGCGCGATGGCCTGTTCGACCGCATCGATCAGCGGGTTCGGATCGTGGCGCGAGCCGCAGACCAGCGGATCGTGCGCAACGACGGAGCCCGGGAAGGTGTCGCTGAACCATTGGTCGACAATCGCCACAGGATCGATTTTGGCGGGCTCTGATAGAGGTTCGTGATCGCCCACCCGGATCTGCGTCGGAACCAAGAGAGAGGTGCCTCCGTGCGTCCGCGGCGTGCTGCCGTAGCGCCTCGCCATAACTCATCAGGCATGGCCGGAAACCAGCCGCCGTCATCTGCCATGGTGATTTTCCTTGGTCTGGACCAAGCTATACGATCGGCATGACGAAGGGTGCGTCGATCTGGTTATGCGACGCGCCACTGAGGTCGACCACGTCACCGTTGGCATTGCCGCCAGAGCAGGCTTGGGAATATTTCACATAATCCGCCCCGCTGACGATCCGCACACCGTAATCGGCGTTCACGTACGTGATGGGGTGGAGGAACTCAACACCTGTGATCTGGCCGACGCACATTCCATCGCCCTTATTGTCAGAAAACCAGCAATTCGCGTAATGGTGCCGCGTGTTGTTGCCGTTCGTCGTACCAATGATTGCACCGCTCTGGACACCAGCGCCCTGATTACACCCATCGACCTGCATGCTGTCAACGAATACTTCGCGGACGGTTTGCCCGGCGCCGGGGTATGCGGCGTATCCGTAACCGACGAATGAAATGATATCTACATCTCGGATGTTTACCCCGGAGCAATCCTGCAGAAATATCCCCGTCTGCCCAGTATTACTTCCACCCAGCGTGAGATCATAGAGATAGACGTCTTGTGCATAGCCGTCGACTAGGATCGCAACGGGACCGTTGGAATTAAACTCGCAATTCCTGAGGCGGGATATGAACTCGGCTGACCCGCCGGTGATCTGGACAATGGTGTTGAATGCGCCCCAGGTCACAACGTCGTCGACGCCGAAATCGTGAGTGTTAACGGCGTGGATAAGCGCACCACCCGTATGCGTGGATGATAACGAAATCTCCACACCGTACATACCAGCCCAGCCGAGATTTTCCTGCAGCGATCCAAATTGGAGTATGTCGCCGTCAATCGGCGCAGCAACATTTATCTGGGTCACATTCGACCCGTCCCCGATGATGCGTATCTGGCCGTTTATGATAATTGGCGATTTGAATATTAAGGGGCCGCTGCCAAGGGCGATCGAGCCCGCGCCGCCCGCAGAATTGACAGCGGCTTGTACGCATTGTGCATCATCGCCGCCCCCACGCAGGGGATTGCCAGCTGCGTCCTTGAAATCGGCAGCATTGATCATTTGACTTTCCTCGAGAAGAGTCGCGCCGCGGGGGGGCCGCAGCTTTTTCAGTCGTGTAAAGGCGCGCAATCAGATGCAGAGAATCTCGATCGGGATTACGGCGACGGCCTGATCGCCCAGCACGCCCTCATCAGTCTCGACCTTGCCTTGGATGTAGGCGTGCTGCACCATCGTTGGCAAACCGAGGTTCTGAATGCCCGTCGCCGGCAACGGTGCGAGCGCCGCCTCGAGCGCGTCCAGCATTGGATTCAGAAGCATTGCCGGCGCCAAGTAGGGATCGCTCGAATGGACGTACACATAGAAATCCGCGTAGAGCGTCCAAGCGATCGGCGCGCCAAGCGCCTTGGTCACAGCGTGCCCGCCCTTTTCGCTCATGAACAGCGCGGGCTGCTCAGCCGGAGCCACGTCGGCCCAATGTCGCAGCCGCCGGTTCGCGCTGGCGAAGCTCGCAGCACCGGCCCCAAGCGCCCAGAGCGCGGCATAGATCGACTCACGGACGATCATCGGCCGCTCTCCGCCGCGAGAGACCCGTGTCCCACGCAATCATTGCGATACTGCCTCCGCCAGAGCCGCCTCCACCTCGTCGCGGATGGTCGGCGCCATCTCCTCGAGCGCCGAGCGCAGGAAAGAGCGTTCGGGGAGATCCATGTGGCGATCGTAGGCCCGCACGCTGATCGTCTTCTCGGCGATCGGCCGACCAAAGGCCTCCCTGATGCGCCGAAGGCTGCTCCTGACACTGACCGTTCCAGCAAAACCGTATTCCTGTACGCCGGCATATCGGCTGTCGGTAAAGACGCTCGCGGTGACGGCGCTGCCGCTCTGATCGACCTGGAGGCCGATGCTCGACCTCAGTGATCCGGTACGACTCCTGAGCACCTGTCCGCTCAGCTTGTCTTGCTGAACGTGGCGCTGAAGCTCAATCCCGAGCTGGGTGATCCCGCGCAGGAGCCCCGAATTGATTGCGTCCGGCAGTGCGCGTAGTCGCTCCAGCAACTGCAGGTCGCCAACAAGATAGGCCGTGATCACATCGCACCCGCGAGCGTAGCCGTATTTGTTTGAGTCAGCGCTGGCATCAAGAATCCGGCGATCGGCGCGACGATGCGGTATTGCTGGATCAATGTCTTTATCGAGTCGCTCATATCTTTTTGCGAGTACGACACTGTCTCGCCGCCGCCGATCGACCGCGCAACCTCGCCAATACGGCTGCGTTCGCGGTAACGCAGCGCCACGAGCTCGATGCAGGCTTGAGCCAGCTCGGGTGGTGTGACCGCATAGCCGGCAGTATATTGCAGGGTCACGCATCCGGCCTTACGCGGGACTACGTAACCCCTGATCGCGAGCTGAGTCGGGGTAAAGCGGTACCCCGCTTGGGTCGCAAAAGTGCTGACGACAGCGACGCCGGGTTGCGCCGGCGGGGAAGCTGGGATCGGTGGAATCGTCAAGCCATCGACGACAACGAGGCTGACGGCGCTCACGGGAAATGCCGCGAATTGGTATCGAACATCGTATGGGCCAAGGGGGCCGCCTAGACCATCACGAATCTCGATCCAATCCTGGGAGGCGATCTGTCGATTGAGCCAGGTTTGAATAAATTGGCTCGCTGCCGTGGTCAAACGCGTCAACAGCGCGTCGTCGGTCGCTGGAAAGGCACTCTGCCCTGTCTGCAACCACGCCTTGACTTCAGCGAGCGTCGTCAAATCACCGAAGCTTGCCCCAGGCGAAGCAAAGTTGGCCATCACGCGTGTCCCGGCTCGTGATCCTCGGCCGCGGCCAAGGCGCCCCACATATGAGCGACCGGTGCCGCATTCGCGGCAATGTCGCCGAGCGTTGCCATCGCCACCTTCTCGCCATAGAAAGCAGCGAGGTTCATGATCAGAAGATTGCCGAGCCCTTCCAGCGCCACCGACACGCCGAGACGGCTGGCCGCAGACATGAAGGCCGGGTTGATCTCTTGCATCGCCTTGACCACGGGGTGATCGGTAGTAATCGTGTCAACGCCGGTCATCGTGTCACCGCCGGGGCCACTTCGCCGTCCTGCACCGGCGCAAGCGCGGTGTCGTGGACGACATAACCGCCATTGTGGAGCAGAGGTACGGCGACGTCGCGAGGTACCGCTCCGTGCCGTGCCCAATGGCATCCCACACCGGGAAGATTGCGCGTAATGTGACCAGATCAGACACGGAGTATCCCCTTCAGCCCAAATCATAGACGGTTATGAATGTAAATCAGCCGTTGGCGATGTTGCAGATGACACCCATTGCGAACGGCGCATAGACGGCCAGGACTTCCTCGGCATAAACACCGACTTGGCGCTGGCGCGTGACGATCGGCCAGTCGATCTGATAGTAATCTTGCCGGGTCTTGATCTCGGCGACGTTCGGCACCTCGTTCGACTGGTACTGGATCGGCAGATTCTCGGCCCAGCCGATGACCGTGCCCGGCGGCACGCGCGGGTGGATCTTGATCGGGATCCGAAGTCCTCCATCGATCGCGAAAGGATTATAGTAGAACTGCACTACCCCGGATGCTGTCACATGATACTCGCCTTGGCTCCCGTCTGCCGGCGAGTCGTAGCGCAGCAACGGCCCCGACGCGTTCGACAGCACCTTGCTGGTGATGTTCTTTAGCTCTTGAGAGTTGACGTAGAGTACTGTCGGCGACAGCTCGAAACCATCCCACATCTTCTGGAACATCGTGTCGATTTCCACGACCGAGCCACGGCCCGAGGCAGTCAACGGGGTCCCTATGCCGGCTGTGCCGGTCGGCATGACGTTGACATAGGCGTTCGACCCAGGTTTGAGCGCAGTGGTCAACAACCCGTCATAGGCATAACTGGAGTTGGCTGAATTGTCTGTGGTAATCGCGGTCTGTGACTGGTTACCGGTGCTAAGCGGGAGACTGACGGCAAGGCTGTTGATCGTCGTGATGGCCTGCAAGGTCTCGGCCCCGGTCGCCGTCGAGAGATACCAGGCATAGGCAACCGCGCCCTGCAGAGCGGCGACACTGCAGAACAGGGTCTGGCCGAGGGTTACAGCCTGGCTCGCCTCTGCGCTGATGTTCGACGAGCCACCGGACAGCGAGTAGCTCTTCCCGTCGGCGCCCGTAACGCTCTTCGAGGTGGCGACGCCGTTCAGGAGGGTCGAATTCTGGTATCCTTCGAGTGTCAGGCCGACGACTTTGACAAAGTAGGTCCCCGACGGGAGTGTGGCGCCGCTGCCCGATGCCGACAACGTCGGGGTTGCCGGCGTGCCGAGTGTCAGCGAGGCATTGCCGGCGAGGATTGCCATCTCCTCCTTGAGCATCATCTTTTGCAGAAGGCGAAAGGTCATTCGCGCTTGAATATCCTCGAATTGGCGTCCCGCCGAAATGGCTTCGAAGGTCGCCGCGTCCTCCTCGCCGATCGTCACATAAGTGGCTGATTTGTTCGAGGTCGAATAAGACATTTGGCCTGAGCGCTGGCCTTCTGGTACCCAGCCCATTGCATCGAAGCCGGAGCCGATGATCGTGTTGACCTGGCGCCAATTCGTTGCTGAGCCGGTGCCGCCGCCGACCCGCGGCATCACGTTCCGGATCGGGGTCACGAAGGGGTAGAGATTCTTGGCCGGTGCTTGAAGGTCGTAGGCGAGCAGGCCCGTCGCGGTCGAGATCGACTTGGCGAGCGTGTCATTCGGCTGGGCCAGAGCGCCTTTCAAGAGCTCGAGCGATTCCTGAGTGAGCGAATTCATTTAACGGTCCTCCCGGAAGGGGGGCAATAAAAAGCCCGGTCAAAGACCAGGCTTGGTGACGGCTTCGCTGCGACATCGCAAGCGGGCGCTTGCGCTGTCGCCGTCATGCGAACAGCGTTTCGCCGCGAGGCCGGATGGCGTGTGTTAGTCTGGTGCCCTGTCAGCGTTCGCCAGTGGCTGCACCGAGGACCGGGATTGGATTGGCATAGCTCGCCTTGATCAGGGTGAGGGTCTGCTCCTCCTTGCTCATCTTTGCAAGCGCGGACGCGATCGCCTCCGGCGAGAGCGGGCTGTCACTGGCGCTTCCAGTGTTACCGCCATCCTGCTGCTTCGACACTGCGACGGCGCCTCTGGCGATCGTCAATGGCGGAAGCGGAGTACGGGCGATGTCGTCGACCCGCTTCGACAGTCGATCGAGCAGCGGCACCATTTCGCCGAGCGCCTTGACCAGCGCCGTCTTTTCGGCCCGTTCGTCGGCCAACACCTTGGCGAGGTCTTCCGTCTGTAGAGTTTTACCCGCCTCGAATTCAGTGCCCTGGTGCTCTTCCTCGCCGATACCCGCAGCGTCGCATTTGGCGCCGGCAGCGACCAGGTGGCCGTGCGCCGTGCGCAGGTGTGCTATCGTTTCGGCGGAACAGTGAGCACCGGCCTTTGCGACCTCTTGGGTCTCGGTGCTTCCTGCAGGCGCCGGCCCCAAATCAGAACCCGGCGACAGCTGAAAACATGCCATCCCGCTGGTCAGCTTGCTGATGCATTCATGGGCGATATCCATCAGGTTCTGATGCGCACGGTCGCGCTTGCCACCCGCCGCTGTGATAGCGCCCGACCCTTTTGAACTGTCGACCGTGGCATTGTCACCGGGGCGGAAATCCGACGGCGGCGGCTCCATTTGCGGCGCCATGGGCTCGATGTCGCCCGCTGCGTGGAGGCTCGAAGTCTCCGACGGAGCGGCGCCGGCCTCGCGAAGATGGTCGCAAACCCTGGCCATGTGCGCCTTCTCCTCGACCGACAGACCGTCGATCTTCAGGCATCTGTCGCAAGCGCAGAGAGCGATGTCCACGAGCGCTTGGTCACCTTGCGAGTGCTTGGCCGTGGCGAGGAGAGCGGCGGCGAGCTTCTGCATGTGCGGGTTCCCTGTCTTCAGGAGAGCGGCAATGCGCGCGGCTCCGGGCGCACTAGCGGTCATCGCAATCAATTCAGCAGCGCGCTGTGGGAGACACTCGTCATCCATTTGCGCATTGCCTAGAAGCTCACACGTTTCTTCGGCCACCAGCGCGTTCAGAAAGCCGCACAGTTCGCTGATGATGGACTGAAGTCGGGGCGGTTGCGGCGAGTCATCGCCCTCGATCGCTGCCTCAACCTCGAGTGCGTCTTGAAGCCAGTCGAGGTCGTGAATTATTTGAGCCACGTGACCAACATCGCAAAGCGCCTTGGTTAGCGCGGCAGAAGCCTTTTCGTCACCCTCAGCGGAGGGCGGTCCCTCGATGTCGATCTTCTCCTTCCAGGCAGCGATGATGGCCGCTCTGATTCGGCCGACTTGATCGGCAGTGTATCGCTGACCGTCGCCGGGTCGGTTAATGTAGTTCCAGGCAGCGCGAATGTGACGCTCTGTGTCGATCGGGTAGCGACGCTTTCCGTCCGACTGGTATCCGGGATCGGCGTAATTTAGCTCTTTATGGCCGTCGAGCAAACTGCCGGACGTGCTCCTATTCGCACGACCATCAGCCCCCTGTTCCCCGCCAGGGGCAAGCTTAGCGAGCGCCCCTTCGGCCGTCTCAATTGCCCTTTTTGCCGCATCGATCGCGGCTTCGGTTTTGGTAGCACTATCGGCTTCTCGGTTGCTCACCGGCGGTGAAATCAGAAGCGTTTGCGGTGACGGCGGCAAATGAACGTTTGTTACGCCCAGCGCCCGCCCTTCGAGACATTTGACGGCGTCGCCTTTGCCACGATGATGATGGTCCGCCACCCCACAAGCCCAGATCTGAATCGGAGGGTTGAACGGCTCTCGCGTGGGCGCTGGTGATAGCGTCGCCGGCGGACGCGCCTCCGCTCGGCAGCGAGTCGCATCGGAAACGGTGGATGCCTTCCAGCAGTCGAAAATCGCTTCCGGGTTGGCCGGACGATCGACGAGCGAGATTTCGTTGAGAACCAGGCCGGTGATGGCCTTGGGGTTGCCGGCCTCGCGCTGGGTGACTCGGCCGCCGATCGAAAAGCCACGATACACCTGGTTTCTGACTTTGGTGATAGCGATCGGGTCGACGACATGCGCGACGATCCGCGTCGCCCCATCGTCGCCGACCTCGGCTTCCAGCGTCGTTCCAGCGGCTGAGAGCTGGTGCATCTCGCGCAGTGCCGGAAAATGCATGTAGTCCGGGATCGCCGCGCGCATCGCGTCAGCCCGAACAATCTCACCTTGGTCGTCCACCACTTCCGACGACGCGATCCCGTGCACCCGCACGGTTCCATCGTCTTGAGGCTCGACCTTCTCGATTGCGCCATAGAGTCGCATGATCACCATCCCGCCAATGAGCCGCGTGAGCGCGTCTGGTAGCTGGTCATTTTCCCGGCGGCTCCCGACTAAGCGATCCCGCATCCCATTCCTGATCGCCGGCGGCGACAGGCGCCGGCTGCGCAAGCGTCGGGAGCGGCCGGCCTACTGCCTGTGCCAGTATCTTAATTGCTCCCAACACTTGATCCGCCGCAGCCGAATTGTCCGGAACAAGAATTTTGACGGCCGCGGCGGCAAGGCCCGCCCAGACTGGGTCTCCCGTCATGAAATAGCAGACGGCGCCGGCGAGGATGCCAAAGCCGATGACCGTGCTGGGCTGGGGCGGCCAGCGGAATGCTGTCTTTTGGAACATATGTCTGTTATCCAATCAATTCATCGCATTGACTTCAAACCAGATGGCAACCGCGTCATTGGCTGCGCCGGTCGTGTAGGACGAGTCCGTCAAGGCAATGACAATAGCGCCCGCCTCGACCGCCGTCGGAAAGACTGGCAGGATACCGCGCGTAAGCGGCAGGTGCGAACAGCTATGTGGTCATAGCCGAGTTTCCCTGACTGTCACGGACCCGGGGGTTTGGACAGGACTGTAGCGTCGAGCTTGAGCACTCGGCCGTCGCTTAGGGCAGCCGAGGCTTCGAGGATATAGGTGCCGCCGGCAGCCGTGATCGGCATGCCGCCGATCGAGGCGACCGAGAAGAACCCAGTACGCGTCTGCAGCAACCCATCGATCGGGGTGCGCAACTGGATTGCTGTCTGGGTCGAGACCGACAATACCCGAGACTGCGGTACCGGGTCCGTGGCAGTCTCAAACGGCGCCACCCCGCAGGTCCAGTTCGTCGAAACCATCGTCGCTGCTCCCAGATCCGCGGTAAAATCGAAAGCGAAGGTGTCGATTTTGCCGATTTCGTTCGGATCGAATGGCATTGCCAAGCGCATAGGCGAGCTACTCTTTGGCCGCTAAGCGGGTGGCTACCGCTGGAAACTGCGAAGACGCTCTGGGGTTGCCGGGCAAGGCGGGCAATCCCGTCGGCTAGAAGAAGAACAAGCTGAGCAGCCCCTTTTACGGCAAGAACGGCACTGTCTTTCGCAGCAACATCGACAGGATCAGGCCGCTGACGGCGTTGCACGGTGCGTTTTGTTCTTGCGTCGCGGCCGCGAAGAGCCGGTCGGTCTCGATAACTGAGGCCAAACCGGGCGCTGGTGCAGTTTCGACCGCCTTGGCTACGGGAGTCAACGCGACCCAGCACGCCGCTCCTTGCGGATCACCACCTTGGGTGGCGACCTGTGCCGCGTTGGTCAGATCGGCGGCCGCGAGCTTGCCGACCTCGGCACACCCCGACAGCGCCAGCAGCGATATAAATGCATGTGAAACAAACGGTCGCTTTCGCATTGCTTGAGCCCTTTCACGGGGTAAATTGGATCCGGTAGTCGGCCGCGCCTTTGTAGGCAGTGGCACCCGCTGGCAAAGTCAGCCGCAGCCACCTTGCGCGCCGGCCGCATTCGGCGCGGGCCCGGGCGGCAGGTTGCCCGGGCTCGGCACGCTACGCTGTGACCCGGCCGGCACACATCCGCCGCACTGGTCGAGAACATGCGGATCACTGCGTCACTGGATTCGGCGAGATCTCGAACAGCATCTCCTGCAGGATCTTATAAGTGGTCGTGTTGTCCGGCACAGTACCCCAGTCTCGGCTGACCGCGACAATATCAGTGCCGTAACCGACAGTAGCGATGATCTGCCGCAACTGGCTCGCACCGGTGCCGCTCTTGGTCCAAATGATCTGGCCGATGGAGACCACGGCTCCGTTGCCCGATTGCGGTTTGAACAGTGACGGCGTCGTACCGCTGTGATTGGCTGAACCAGCCTGCGCGTTGCGCACCGTCGCGTCGGTCGTCACCGCGCCTGCAGGCAGCACGCAGCTATGGGCAGCGAGCGCCACGTCACCGACCGCCGGTGTACCACTCGGATCGGCCAATGGTCCGTTCGCATTCGCCCCTGACAATGCGGCGCAGAGCAGCCGCTCGAATGATTGTGACCCGGTCACCCAGCTCTGCCGGTTCAAGGTCAGTGTCTGGCTTTGAACGGCACCGGTCGAGTCGCGTCCGGAATAGGCGATCGTCGTCGCGGTATCACTCAATGAGCTCGAGATGACATCGACACTGCCGGCCGGGGTGATTTCGTAAAACGCGATACAAGGAGTGAAGTCGGCCGCACCGCCTATAGTGGCACCGTCGGTCTCGGGCATGTCGGCCGAGCCATAAACGACGATGTCGGATGGCAGCACGCTGATCAAAGGCTCCTATCTTCGTCGACATCGGGTTCGAGCAGTCGATCGGGCCAGCAGAGACCCCGGAGGGCGATCGGGACACCGGAAGAAGGGCTGCGGTTATTCGTTGGCGGTCCTTGCACGGGTCTCCGCTTTTGATGCGATGGAGTCGCGCAACAGGACCGGCCCTTGAGCGGTTAGAAACATCGGCGCGTCACCACCCTCGACCGGATCGAGGCCCAGGACGTCGCGCGCCTCGTTCAGAGTGAAGATGCCGCCCTTGACATAGCTGGTGAGAATTACGGATTGGTCCTTGGGGTCCGTTGGCCGCATTTCCGACCAAGCGAATTCGAGGTCGCTATGGCCCATTCGCTTCTGGATGACGCTATCGACCAGCCGCTTGACCCAGCCCATCAGCGGGGCTAAGCCCTCCTCGAGAGCGGTTTCCTGCGTGGTCTGGGCCGTTGCCCGGTTGACCTGCGAGGTGAAGGCGGTCGGTGGCAACGAGAACGCATAACA